CATGTTGAAAACAAATTGTCAAGACATTTTAAAGTGGTAAGCATCACAAACATCTTTTAGTTTATGTATGTAATCTAGGGGATTAAACACTCTCCAATCAACCAATACATCAGTATCCATCAATGGATTGTATTTGTTCTCATCGAACCTTATCAACATACAAAGAACCACTTTTTTAGGAATGACACCATACATTTCATATATCATTCTTGAGTAAGCTGTTCCCTGTAGAATATAAGATAGAATGTATTCTTCTTTCTTAATGTAGGTAGCAGTCTTCCAATCGATAACCGCTAATTCTCCTTCGTATTCAGCAATCAAATCTGTTGTTCCTGCTGCCTTCAAAGCATCAGACCACAATGGTAATTCGATACCACGAATGTTGTCTATCTTTTCATCTATTTGTGGGATAGCAAGTTTGATAAGTTCAATGTGTTCTGCTGCTACACCCTGTAGATAATCCTCTTCACCTCTCAAATATTTTTCAATTACATTGTGAATTTTAGTTCCACGAATAGATGCTTTGGTAGAAATTCTCTGTGCTTTTTCGTGGCCAACCCTATTTCTCCAAGCTTGAATTCCAGGCTTAGAAACTATTTCGTATAGAAGGTTTGTGATAGATGGATACGTTCCATTCGGAGCATGATACATTCTACCATTAGTACCTGAGTTGTCTTGTTCTATTAGGTCTTTTCGATTCTCAAAAAGATCATAACTAAATTTTTTCATTATCGTATATCAATGGTATTTCTTGGATTTAATTTTTTTATTTCTCTCAATCGGTCTCTAAATCCATCATCGATTCTTCGACCAGCATGATGCCAAGGGTCACCAATATGACTTTTACCGAATACATGACTCACACTTGTTTTAGAACAACTTGGGCAAGGTTTTTCGGTGGGTTTATTTCTATCAACAATTTTCATGTTCTCTTCAAATACATGCTCACAAGAAGAACACTTGTAATCATAATATGGCATATTATTTTCCTGTTGTTATTTGTCTAATATATTATATAGTAACTAGATTAATTGTGAATAAATGGAGTTGTTAATACATTCATTCCAGCAAGTGTAGGGTATCCGTAATTGTAATAAGAACTAGGTACTTCTAAAGCAACTTTTTTGATAGTTGGCATTATTGTTTCCACTATGACTTTATCTTCGATAACAATTTTTCGTGTTTCCATTACACAATCTGGACACTCGCCAGTTTTAGTGTCAACCCAACATCCTGCTATAGCATGACAGACTTCTTCTGTAATGATTTCTGTTCTTGTCTCTGCAGCAGAAGCTGAACATAGTAGTGCTAAAAAACTTGTTGTCAATAGTAACTTTTTCATATACAATCTCTATTAAAATTAAACATTTCTCACTTTTCATATACTATTATACAGAAAAGTGAGATGTTTGTCAAGTCAATTCGTCAAAAAATCAATGTTTTCTATAAAAAATATGTCTGTCGATAGAAGCCATAATCTTTTTTTGCTTACTCCATTTTGGATATTTTTCCATCCAATTAGCGTGATAATGAGTAGCACCATCTGTTATGTCTATCAACTTATCTTCATAATGACTATCTAGAATTTTCACTGCAAGTGCTTGTGCAGAATTCCATGTTCTACCTTCGTTTGGAATATCCAAACGGCCATCACAATACCACGAAAATTGACATCTATCTCTCACAGGAACATGATCATTTAACTTAGCACTATAATAATGCTGTCCTTCCTTAACTACACCACAAATGGTATTAGGGTAACTTTTATTGAGTTTACGATTAATCGTAACGTTTGCTACTGCGAGTTTCCCTGCTGTACTCTCCACACCCGCCTCAAAATAAATATTTTTTGCTAGACAATCTACGTCTTTCAATGAATATCTAGTTGTTGGTTCGGGGGTTTGATAATAGTCTTTTGCCGTCACATTTACAGATTTTTGATTAAGAATACGATCTAAGTCGAATTCCCAATTTTTTTGTAATGTAACTGAAGCATTGCTATTAACTTGTGAAGTAGTATACCATAGTGTAGCAAATAAAGCAAGGAACACCCTTACTATTTTTACCATACTTGTATCCTTTTTTGGTTATTCAATCAGTTCAATAAAATACATGAAAAATCAATCTCAACCAAACTTGTAGTTATATTTATATACTTTTAATCTTCTACAACTACTTTTTCTTTGATTTTTTCTTAGGTTTTGATTCAACTTCCACCTCCACATCCTCCATTTCTTCGACTTCGGGGAGCAATTCTGGCCATACATCTCTGACCAATTTGTAAGACAATCCCTTATAAGATAGATTTTGGTCTTTGACAGCTATCAACAATTTAGCATCTTTTGGGTCAACTCTTTCCAACAATTGAACAAACATTGATTCTCGCTTGAGCAAAGAAAGTTCATGTCCACCACCTTTGACAAAATAATCTAATTTTTTCACCTCAAAATGTAAAGCACCATCAACGGAATCCGCTTCCTGACTTGGTGTATATGGTGGCGAACCTTTCGGAATGTGCCACTTAACGTCTGGATGAAAGTTCAATTGTAACAATGCTTGAGTTGCATAGTTAGCTCTATTCTTGAGGATATCTCTTTTCTCTTCTCTTGTTTTAGCCGCATCAACCATCTCAAGAGTTTCGATAACATTATGTTCGGCCATATTATACTTCTCCTATAAATTGCTTATCTGTCATTGCAACAGTTTTTTTGATTTTTGGAACGTATTCATGTGATGTTCCATGTTCCGTTTCGTTCATATTTTTTGTCCACACAGCATTAATATCTGGATAGAATACCCCTACAGACCTCTTAGGAGTTCCGTCAGCGTAATATGCCATCGCAACACATCTAGGAACTACTTTATGTTCTTCATCTTGGCCCGAAAACATGGAAATCCAATCTCCTGTTTTCAAGTAATGTTCCATATAGCGAATATATGCTTTCTTGGAAGCCGCGGAAATTTCTGAGGTTCTACGTTCCTTATCTGTAGCACTTCTACTTCTTGCTTGACCATTGAGAGCAGCAACCATCTCTTTGTTGTGTTTTATCCATGCTTTGATGTTCTTGAAAGAATATGTGTCATCATCTGGTAAACTCATTACAATTTTACTGATATTCTTATATTCAGCGGGTGCTCTTTTTGCTCTCATGAGTTTCATTCTCTCACGAAGCGCCTCTCGCTGTTCCTCAGTAATCTTACGAGTACGTTTAACCTTCATAGGTTCTCTTTCTACTTTCACTTTCTTTGCCATAATTATTTTTTTTGTTTAGAATATTCAATGTTTGTTTTGATAGTCTCTAACATCATTTCCCATTGCTTAGCAGTAGTTTCGATGTCATAATGCATATCAAAATATTGTTTCTGGAATCCAAGACCAGCCTGAACTGGGCCCTGCCAAAAACTGTCAATTGCATCCTTCAGAACATAGGAAAACTTCCTAGCGTGTTCAGTCTTGTCTTGAACATATCCATACATCCAAGCAAAGTTAGCACACGTTTCTGGTAAGACTGCAAGGTTCGGGCAGACAACTACACAACCAGCACTCATCGCTTCAATCACCGAAATACACGCTGTCTCTTGGTATATGTTCGGATATGCTAAAATGTGTGTTTGTTGTAATGCTGCTCGAATTTCATCGTTGGATACTGTGCCATGATAATTGACATTCGGTGTATCCAAACAAGCATCATATAAAGGTTGATATTCAGAATCCTTTTCTTCCCACCCATAAAGCTTAAAACTAGAATATATGTCTAACTCTACATTCTCTAATTTCATTGCACGAAATGCTCCAATCAACAAATCCAATCCTCTATGTGGAGTAGAAATATATGCTAATCTTATTGGGCCGTCTTTGGGTTTCGTATGAACTGGAATAGGAGCAATGGCGTTTTTAAGAACGACACTTTTCTCATATTCCACTCCAAGATCAAGATGATATTTTTCAAGAGACCAATCTGAAGGAAATACAAATTTCTCAAATTTATCTCTGTAAGATTTTTCTTTTAGGAATTGAACTTCAGGATCTTTAGATGTGTCTTGAAACCATAGAATTTTTGGTTTGTCTTCGTAATCACGAACTCTTGAAAGAATGATTTGAAAGTAGTTCCAGAGGTCTTCAGGCACCCTCTCCTTGACTCTTTCATAAATTAGTTCACTACCACCCTTTGCGTTCTTTGAAGCAACAACCACATCATTCGTAGAAGGAAGTGGTGGTAGTCCTTTTTCTTTTCTTTCTCTGATCTCTTTTATCTTAGAGTCATCGAATTTCATCATGCTCATAATTTTCTCATTTCATTTATATAATATAAGTATAACAACTCCTGACAACATTGTCAAGTTTTTTATTAAAATAGAGTTCCTTGAAATTTTCCACTCAATCGATATAGAAGATGTCCACGATGAAATACTTCTACATCAGTTCCAGTTTCTTGAACTCTTTCTGCTTCTTCGTCTGCTTCTGTTTTAGTATATTTCTGAATTTGTTTGCTGCTTGTTTCAATTAAATATGGGTAGTTCGATGTCGTTTGGGGTAACATAACTTTCCTAATTAGAGCAACCCTGTCTTACAAATATAATATGAATCTATAATATCCGAAACAGGATTAGTAATTTTGATTGACTTGGGTGATAGCCGAGGTTGTAAATCAATATTAGTTTCTTCTAAAAATGTCTCATACATCAATTCTTTATTTGCATTTCCCTTTCCTGTAGCGTGTTTTTTGATTACTGTAGGTGGTATTGTCTTAAACTTAAAATTATTTTTTTTAAGACGATGTTTAAGTATTCCTGTATTCTCACCGATATTAAAAACTCTTCCTGTGGCAGCAAATGCATAATCTTCTAAGTAAACACATTTCACTCTTCCATTATACCAACGAATACATTCAATTACCCATTCTGCAAGTTTTTCATATCTTTCTATCTCATCTGAATATTTAGGATAATCATAAGCTCTAAAATTATCAAAAGATTCGTGGGATTTTTTTTGTTTTATAAAATGAAATCTACAATCTTCAAATGTAAGATTGCCTTCTTCTTTTAGTTCTCCCACACAAACAGCTGGAGATGTTAAAGAGTAATCGATTCCTGCAATCCAAGTCATTCCCAAATACCCCATTTATAGGTCTTCTTCATCGTAATATGGCTCCATCAATATGCCACAGAATATACAATGTCTAGCAGTATCTTCTCTAGTTTCTCCCCTCAATTCACTAACATCAAATGTTACCGAATACAAAGCACCACAAGCGGCACAATCCTCATCTATTTCTACTACGTCTTCCATTTCGCTCCAAATTAATAAGTTACATTATGATTCTATATATCTACAATCTCACACCCCCCATCAGAAGAACAAGCAAGTTCCTGAGAACCAGCTGTAAAATCCTGTTGTTCAAATTCGGATAGTTTTGACCAATCAACATCTTTAGGAATTAACTTTTCCATTTCATCATATTCTTTTTTAGTACAATCTTGGTAAGGTGCTTGACGATATGTGTGGTCGCTAAATGGAAGAAAAGAAATTCCACTAATATCGTCAAAGTTATTCCATACCCATGAACCAACTTCTGGCCATTCATCTTCTTTAACTGTAACAGTAATAGAAGGTTTGTGTTCACACCAATGTTCTTGGTATGTTGACCACAATTCTAACTGTTCTATTGCTGTCATATCTGTTCTACATATTGCACCTTTTGGACTTTGGGTTGGAAAGGAAAAAACAGTAGTATGATTTGGTTTAGTCACATCGGGTTCGTTTGGAAAACCATTTTGTTTCATCATTTTACAAAGCGGATCTTTGTTGTCGGCCCTTACTGTCCGAATATAGTATTCACTATGCCGGGCATGAATACCACTAGCACTATCAACAAGCTGACTGACAGTACCAGAAGGTTTAACACA